GACATGACCCTGGAGCCTCGCTCTAAGAGGGCAATGGTCGTTCCAACAGCTGCCTGCTGGTTGCCGTCACCGACCTGCATGTCAGCTATGGCGGCAAATCGTTGACCTGCTTGAACTACTATGCCCATTAATTGTAATAATGTTGCTGATGGTTCTTTGAAAGGTAAAGGCATAAATGCATCCCTAATATTTCCTCCGGGTGCATCTACATCTCTAAACTCTCCAGGTTGTATCGATTGCGCTTCATCTCTAACACGAATACCTCTTTGCTTAAATCCAGCTGGCATATTTGAAAAAGTACCAGCATCTAATAATTGTCTGAGTGCATTCGTTGCGGTTCGTGATAATCCACCAATCATGTGAATTAAACCAAAGCCATAAAAACCCAGCCCTGGTAAAAATTTAAAATGTGCAAAATATTCTATTTTGTTTCTTAATGGATCTTCAGCTTTGTAGTTTCTTCTAATAGATAAAACTTCTCTTGATGATGTATCTATAGTTACAATGTATGGAAGTTTTATTCCTGTTGGATTTTGTTCTGCATCTTTATCTTCAAAACCTTCAAGATCAAGATCTGTGTGTACTTCCAAAATTGTAAACATTTGTTCATCTCGAGTTTTTTTAACACCTTCAAGCTCTCTTTCTTTTTTTTCAACTTCTGTTTCTTGAGAGTATCCTGGTGTTATTTCTATATCTCTATAAAAACCTGCGACTTGTTTTTTTCGTAAATCGTTTTCTGATATTTTTAATACGTGAACAATTGAATCTGAATCTTCTAAAGATGTTGCAGTGTATGGAACTATTAAATCATCCGCTGGAACAAATTTAGACACGGCTCTGCCAAGCAGTTCATCGTAGTAAACTTTCTTAAATGCAGAGCCGCTAAGAGGGAGATAAAAAAGTAACTGATCGAACTCGGGTTCATACTCTTTCATCTTATTCATGAGTTGATAGTTCATGAAATTTTTTACTCGTTTAGCCTGGTCTTCTTTTTGTCTATTTGGTACACCCATGATTTGAGTGTGTACTGGACCAGTTGCTGGAAGTAATTCTTTGTAAGCTTGTGCTTGAAATTGTGTAACTGCTTCTGCTAATACAGGGTGTGTTGCACCACTTGCATTTGTAAATGGCTGTGATCTTGTTTCGTATTTAAACCCTAGTAAATCTAAACCTTTAGTGTATGCATCTTCCCAGTCTTTTCTAGATGCTTTGTACTGCATATAGTTTTCATAAAGTTCAGATCCTAATCTGCCTAAAACTTCTTCTGGTAATAAATCTGCTAAATTGTCAAAATGTTCGTTTGTGCCTGGTTGGTTTACCGCTTCTGGATCAAAAGTAATTGTGGCACTGCCGTCTTCTTCTTGTGTTACTTGGACATCTTCTGGTCCAACTTGCTCTTCTATGTTTTCTTGAGATGCTTCTACAATCTCTTCTTCGCTAGGTAATTTTATTTCCTGCTCTACGTTTGGTAAAGACTTGTCTATTTCTGACATTATTTTTCTCCGAGTTCGACACCACTATAGTCTTTTTTCCAGGAACATTCAACCCTTGTGAATGAGGCCCTCTAAGAGGTGGTATCGTAGTTGTTAGCTTTTTAGTCATCTAATAATCCTAATCCTTGTATAGCTGCAGAGGCTGCAAATCCACCTATACCCGCTCTGGACAATATTCTTAATGCAGGTCCACTTAAACCTAGTCTTGCAACTTTTCTAAGTGTTGGACTTAATCCTCTAGTTAGTTTTGGTGTTTGATCTGCAAATGCAGGATACAAATAATTAAATGGATTAGTTGCAATATCTTCAGGTGTATCTCCTTCAGCTATCTGTGATGCAATATCTCCTGCTGCAAACGGTGCTAGTAGTGCAGGTGATGCTGCAACTCCTAGTCCTCTACCCAAAACTCTTAAACCTGTTTTAGTTAAACCAGGGGTTGGTCGTTTTTTCTCAATTCCAAGTCCTCTTGATTTACTGGCTTTAATTGTTGATGGTGCAGCTAGTGCTGTTGAAGCAGCTAACGATGCACCTAATGCAGGTAATTGATAATCTAATATTGCAGGTCTTTCTATATCTAAAGATACAGGTTGTGTTGCCATATCAACCAACATACTTTTCTGTTGATCTTCGTTTGATAAATAAGTTGTTGGATCATCATTTCTAAATGCTTTGACTAATCCTATCGCAGCTCCAACACCAGCACCGATACCAAATGTTTTTGGACCAGGGCCTTTTAAAAAATTTAAAAAACCTGTAGCTGCTTGTTTGAACTTACCTATCTTACTTGCATCTTGTGCTAATTTTTGTGGATTGTTTTGTATTGCATCTTCTACAGCGTCTACACATTTCAATGCTGATCCACCTGTATTAAATTTTCCAACAACTTTACATATTGGACCGTTTTGAACAGCATCTTTTCTAGCGTCAGAAAAAAATTTTGTAATGTTAGGATTTTGAGAAACCTCTCTTGCAGTTGGTACTTCTAATTGTAAATCTTTTACAGGATAAGATCCTTTTACAGTAGGGTTTAGTCTTACTTTTGCATCAGGATAATTTTTTAAGTATTGATTAGAATGTTGAGTATTTTTTAATACCTGTAAAATTGTATCTTGATCTGTAATATCAGAAATTAATTTAGCTTTATCTGTTACTCTTATTTTATCTTTTCCAAATTGAATATCTAAATCATCTAAATAACCTACACCTTTAACTTTTGTTTTATCATTAAAGTCTTTTACTAATTTTTCTATATTTTTTCTTATGTCATTTTTAAATACAGGATCTGTTTCATTATTAAATTTACTAGATAGTTTTACAAACTCTTGATCGAAGTTTATATTTTTTAACTGGTTAAATGCAGAAGGAGCATACTGTGCTTTTAATCTAAAGTTTTTTGGAAAGAAACTTTCTGTTTTTGCAAATGCTTGTGGGTTTGCATGTTCTAATATCATGCTTTGAGATCTAAACAAATTTGGATACTCAGTTTTTAATTGTTTTAAAACAATGTCTTTGTTTCTATTTATTCTAGACATGGCTGTTCTTATTTGATTTTGTCTATATTCAGAAACATCAGGCTGTTTTAACTCTTCTGTTAAAGACTCATATACAGTTTTAAATCTAGTAAACTCAAATATCTTATTATCAAAGTCAAAACCTTTTTGAGCTAAAAGTCTTCCAAGAGTGCTAGAACCACCTATATTGTTATCGCTTGCAAATTTTTGAAGTCTAGATAATTCTTTTTGAGTAAAGTCTGTTTTTGTTTTTTGACCTGTATAAAAATCAGTTAAATCCTGCATGGTAGTTGTAAAGTTAGGATTTTTATCAAGAAGTTTATAAGCTAAGAATTGTTTAAATATATTTGTTTGACCACTATAACCACCTCCACCAGTGCTAAAACCTTCTAACAATTCATAGTTTCTTGGAAACTGAAACTTACCGTCTTTTATAAATAAATTATTTTTAAACCATGCGTCTGACCCTGTTGCACCAGTTTCAGGCATTTGTATATATTTACCTTTATTAAATTCTTTAAAAGCATCTTTAAATAATTTATCTACGCCGCCTTTAATCTGATACTTTTCATTTGCTACATTTGCATTGACCCATTTAACTAAATCGTCTGTATATGTTTTTTTAAGATTGGTATAATCTGTTTTTATTTTATTAGCACCTTCGCCTATCTCTTGAATTGTTTTAACTTTTCCAACTGATTTTTTTAATTCGTTGTGTTGTTTTACTGCTTCCTTAAAACCTTCTGGACTTGCATCAAATGTATAACTTCCTTTTCCAGTGTATCCTGGTTTAGGGTTTCTCATTCTAACTCTTATCCTAGGAGTCCTGTCTGCATCTCTTCTTTTGTCTTGCTCTAAACTAAAACCTAGTCCAGGTGCTGCTTTAAAATTAGCAATTTTATTTTGAACATCTTTAGTTAAATTTACTCTGGATTGTTTTCTACCTGTTCTTAATTGTAGTCTTTGAGTATCAGTTAAAAGTTTTCTACCTCTTGTAGATATTTTTTTATAAGCGGTTTCTCCAATATCTCCTTTTGAAACTCCATAAGTATATCTTTCAAAATCCCAATTTTTTATTTCAGGGTAAAGTGCTTTTAATTTATTTTGTTGTGCGGTGGTTAGAAAAGCCATTACACCTCCAGGATGCCGGCAAGACCACCATTTCTAAATCCAATACCTACATCTATGCCTAGTTGTTTTTGTATATCCATAATCTCATCTGGAAATGCATCTGGGTTT